TACACAGGCGTCTATAGCAACACTATTAATAACAACGGTATGATTTCCCGATGATGAGAAGTTAAATGTTGTTCCGTTAGGTGATGATACGTGCAGTTGCAAAAATACACACCCAACATCGACCCCGGTAAACATCACGCCTGAGCCTGTATATGTTAATAACGGCCCATTGGAAGCATACCCGGTAATAACAGTACTCGCTCCCATAACGAATCTAACAGATGTTGATACGTCATTAGATATAACATATACCGTATTGGCTTCCAGCGTTATTACTCCCCCCGACGATGTAGGAAAATCCCCTATTTCATTGACTGCTATAACCTTGGTTGCTGGTAGCGCTTGTCCTGTTGCGGTCCAAGTTATTACGTCACCGACTCTTGATATTTCCATACCTGCGCCCGGTACGAATGATGGAAATGTAGGTGATGCCGATGCTAAGTCGTCTACAATCTCTACACCAACACCGTCCTGAGTGAAGTTATGACTTATAGTTATGCCATTAGTGGGTGATATAGCAGTTAATATGCCGTTACCATCCTCTAATGTTCGAATATTGTTCACAGTGCCGCTAGGCTGCTCTAATACAGGGCTTCCAGCCGTGCCAACTATGTTGATAGTGCCGGTAACTCCTAGCGCTGTAGCTGCTGCCGAAAATGGCACAGTAAAGTTAGTGCTGTTGCGTACTATATTGATTAAATCTGTCTGTAAGAACGCTGTCTCTTGCGTAAACTCACTTATCTTTTTGCTGTTACTCATTAGGTATCGCCTTCTAATTCAATATTTCCATTTCCTTCGGTTAATACCACATCTTCAGGGCAAGCATAGAATTTATCGCTACCGAATCCACCATTATCCCTCTCATTACCTGAGCCAATTGGCATAGTGCAAGGCATTTGTGTAGGCTCAATAGTGACTGCTATATTAAGCATTGCCTGGTATCCATTTTTAGCCGCAGCTATAAGTTCTGGTGAAGTCGCTACATCGAACTGAGGGGCTAATCTTAACGCCAGGTTTGCAACCATACCGTCAATTGCTCCCGCTGCTACGGTAATAGCATCACTTGGCCCTGTTATGACTGTAAACCCGAGGGATACGCCATTAGAGTCGAAGGTAGCCATCATGCGGTTAAGGAACCTAATGCCCGTAGACATTTCAACAGCTTCAACTGGCTGCTCTGCTGCTGATACTAGAATTTCACCTAAAGCGTCTGTGACTATGCTTGATGCTGTTTCTGCCATGACTTAACCCTTCTTCTTAACTTTTTTCACTACCTTTTTTACTTTAGGCGCAATATTAGTTAAGCCTTCAATTCTTTTAGACCCGTGTACGACTATCATGTGGTCGTTAACTTCTAAAGATTTACCGTTTAATAATTTATATAAGACTGCCATGTTCATTCTCCAAGGTTAAAAAAAAGGGGCCTAAGCCCCAAATTGTTATGGGTTACCGTAACCTTGACCCGCTAGAAATGGGTTGAGTGCTGCAAACGCTGGAAGCATATCAAGTCGCAAAATTTGCTTATTTTCACGTAATGATGAGCCGCGTGACATACGAATTTGCAAACCGTCTTTACTTTTCATGAATGTATCTTGTGCGCTTAATCGTGGTAGTGGTACTGAACCAATTGCGTAAGCGTTTTTGTGATAAAACATGTTAGGCTGAAATTCTGTTAGTTCGCCATGCAATAGTGTTACAACATCGCCATTTGCTAAGGCTGTATCGATTGTGTCGTATTGCTCTGTCGATTCTTTAATCGCGGGGCCTGAAACCGTAATAGTTGCGGAGTTACTAGAAATAGCGCCTCCCACTACAACAACGGCACGCCATTTGACGGCTGTACCAGAATCAAAGATTTTATTACGTGTTGATTGATTAAGCCTGAATTTACCAGTGACTTCAATGATTTCGCCAGCGGTAATCGTTCCAGTAGCGTCTAAGTCGTCGATAGTAATAACCTGAGTCATAGTATCTTTAGCTGTTAAATAAGTAGCGTTTGGTGTACCGGAAATAGTTCCGATTCGGTCAGTTGAATCGCCACTTGTAAATGTAGCGAGTGAATCGCTAGTCATTACCCGTAAGCCTGCAAAGCTGCTATTGATTACAGCATCTTTAAAAGCTGGATTAACTAACCCGTCTGCCGTACCGATTGAGCGCTGTACTTCTGCTAGTGCTACTTGGTTGAATGGATTAACCAAATAAGTGACATCACCTTTTGGAAAACTCATTGCCTTAGCTAGTGCGCCTGCTTTGGCGATATCGCCCCATGTATCAGCTTCGTTACCCGGAATACCTACCGATAAGTTACAGTTTTTAAGTGCAAACTCACCAAATGAAGTTTCGAGGGTAGCAACTAACTCGTCAACCATCGGATTTACTACGAGTTCATCCAATTGATTAAGTTGTGTTGCCTCTTCTAGAATTGACCAATCGACCTCTACAGTGATGAAGTCTTGTACTGTGCCGGATGCTTTACCCGTAATAATACTATTTGATGTTGAGCCTAATGCGACTAAATCACCATCTGCTGAACGGGTTGATTTAAAACGACCGGGCCGTTTAATGAATACTGTATCACCAGTATTAGAGTTAATCGCGTCACTTAAGAACTGAGTGTTAACAGTCTTTGAAATTGTGCGCGATGATTCGAATCTATCTAGAATCTTTTTAGATAGCGTTGCTTGTGTGTTACTTGATAAATTGTTAGTACCCATGAGCGGGCTACTCCTGTATTAAGTCCAGTCTGACCCCACATCAATTGTTGAGCCAGAAATGTAATTGTACTTTCCTGCCTCTGGGTCTGCACCTGTCCCGGATATATCTGTTGTTGGGCTTGGCGCGCTACTGGGTTTAGGTTTTAGTGCACTAGCTTTTTCGCTTAACGTTGCCATATATGCTCCCGCTTGATAGGGGTTCATACTATTCAGGTTACTGACCTCTTGAGGGTTAGCTGCAAGATACTTAGTGATAAGTGGACCGTTAGATTCACTCAATATAGCCATTGTTAGGTCGCTTGATATACCGTAACTGGCCACTGCATTTGCTGCTAATTTTAACTCTTGAGGGTCAACGCCTAGTGTCTTAGCATTCTCAGAATACTTAGTTATACTAGCCTGTTGTGCTTCATAAGCTTTTTGCTGTTGCGCTGCTATGTTCTGTTGCCTTTGCTGCTCTATAGATGCTTGCTGTGCATCATGATTAGCGTGGGCTTTAATGTTGTTAATGTATTGAGTTTTGGCCTGAGTGAATTCAGCATCCGTATCAAAATCTAACGAATCTGGCATCTCTCCAACTGCTTGCGGTATATTTGTATTGAGCTGCGCTTGCTTGAGGTCTGCAACTTCTTTCAATGCTGCGTCGCGGTCCCTCTCTGCTTGCTTCTTTGCTCCATACTCTTTGTTAAATGCCGCTTGCCGTTTGGCTTTCTTCTCATCTTCACTAACTTCGGGGGCTAATTCCGACCCTGCTTCGGGTATTTCGGTTGTTTCTTTGACTTCTACTTCCTGAACTTCAGGGGCCGCATCTATCTCAAAACCATCGTTTTGTAGCTTGTCACTCATGTTATTAGACCTTTAAGGTATAGACTCTCTCGAATCAAGCACGCATTTAAGGCTGCGCGTTAGCCTTTGGCTATAGTATACATTGTTCAATAGTTTAAAACAATATAAGGGTTATTTGATGTCAGGGTCGTCAACTCCCGAACCTTTCTTGTATCGTTTGATTAATTTGATTAGTTGCATTTTTCTTTCTCGCTCCCTTCTAAACCATAAAGTAAAATCAGAAATAACCCATACGAGGCCAACAAGCGCGATTATATCAAACACTTCGATTGTCATTCGTTATCCTTCTTCTCTCTCAGCCAATGCTTAAAAGTAGCAAGAATAAATGGAATACTAGTAATCGCAAGCCAATCAAATATGTCTATACTCATTCGTTATCCTTCTGTTCTTCGCTAACGATATCTGATTGAGTCTTGAAGTTATCAACGATACCAGGACCCATGATTACATCAACGCCTGCCGCTTCTCTGATTGTCTTCATATCCTTGACCGCCGCTGACATCTCATCCATTCGTTGCTTCATTAGTGCTAGCTGCTGTTGGAACTGTTGATTTTGTGCTTGTAAGTCTAGCTTAGCCTGGCCTTGCTGTATCTTAGCCGCGTCAACATTGAACTTGTCACTACTCTGTCTATCGAATTCTTGCTGTCTAAGTTGTAGTTCAGCCACGCTTAGCTGTAACTCTTGGCCTTTAATCTGTTGATTGCCCTGTATCTCGACCTGTTTGTTCTGAGCGTTAGTCATTTCAGCCTGTGCTTTCTGCATCTCTGCTTGAGCTATTAGCATGTTAGGGTCTGGTTGCTGTTCTTGTTGAGCTGCTTGTTGTTCGGCTTGCTGTGCTTGTTGTTCTTCTTCCTCGGTGTATTCACTCCTAAGGATGGTACCGTTGGCAATACCTAATGCTCTGAATCGTTTATGTAATATGTCCATGCCGGGCGAGTCTTGGTTCTTAATCAGGATATCTCGGCCCATCTCCATAACTGCGGGGTCAGTAGATGCTAAGTCAGTGATTGCTCGTGCTGTTGCTTGCTGTTGGTTCTTGAATGCTGCGCCCATTGAGCAAGTAGTATCATAAGTACCCTTGGATAGGTCGTTAACTTCGACAAACTGGCCGGATTGCTGGTCTAGTATTGTTTTGTTAATCATTACAGTCTTTCCCACACCATCCTCGCCCATGATTCTCTGTTGTCTAGTGCCGGAATATACTCTTGGGATAGCGTCAACACAAATACGGTATAGTTGGCAAATCATAGTTTCTTGAGACTTAAACCATCCTACATTGCCATTGTTACTCTGTTGAACTATCTGGCTGATTGCTACGCCTGATTGAAGCCCTGGATTCTGCCCCATACTTGGGTCGTCCATGTTGCCGGTCTTTTGTAGTAATCCTGAGAAGCTAGCCACTGCTGCTTGTAGCCCGGGGTTGCCCATCTTACCGCCCATCTTGCCGGGCATTGGTTGCATATCTTGGTGGTTATAGAATCTAACCGCTTTCTTATCGATGTTCATTTGACTATAATCTTCGCCTGCTCCCTGCTCTTTTGTCATCCAAATAGCGTCATTAGGTGATAGCGCTACCTCTTCCACTTCTGCGCTTTGAGCAAAATTAAGGCCGCGCTGTGGGTCCATAAGTTTCATCGTTTTACCAAAGTACTTTCGAACGCCTTTTAATATAGAGAAGTTACCCATAGTAGGGACCAGCGGTATATATGAGAATACCGTCTCTTCTTCTTCAGTTAAGAAGTCGATGCCGTCTAATATGCGGGTCCATACTCTCCATGACTTCCTAGTTCTTTCATCAGCAATTGTAATGCCTGCCTGTGCCATCTCATCCAATACTTTCGCAACCTTTTCTTTCTCGTATACTGAGCCATCACTCATCTTAACCAATTCAATATCAACGGGTTTTTTGTAGTATATCTTGCCTACTGTTACCGAATCGTAGGTTTTCTCGTCGATACCGCCGTCAATAACATTAGTGCCAACTGATACGCCACTGCCTTTTGGAAACTGCTTCTTATAGTCTGCGGCTGGAAGCATTCGTAACTTAATTGCCCACTTAGCATCCGACATATCGGGCTGTACTGCGGCAAGGTCGAACCATACTGAGTTATCCCAATCACTGACCGGCTTAAATATTAGGTCTTGGTCAAATGTATTAGCGTCTAGAAACTCTTGAACTATTTCAATTCCGTCTAAGCCAGCCATCACCATTGATTTACCTGTTGCAGCGTATAGAGTAGGTGCATTTGATATGTTCTCGATGTTACGAATTATGCCCGCATAGGTTTCTGCTGTGTCTTCTGTAGCATCACCGCCTGCTGGGCTTACTTTGATAGCAAATTGTGCTTCGTCCATCTCGCCTGATATTTGGTCAATGATTGGAGATACTTGGTCAAAGGTTCCTCTGTATCTGCCTTTCATCATCTCTTTGAGTCGTTGGTCCCATTGCCCATCCTTCTCAATGCAAAATATCTTTTGTTCTTGCACTAATTCGCGTTGGTCTTGCTCGGAGTCTTGGACCTCTTCAATCAGTCTAAGAACTTTGTTTATGTCTTGGAAGTCATGTTCTATTGCCATAATGTTGCAAACTCTCTAGTTACTGTAGCTGGTTTAGCTGGCTCTGGTATCTCTTCGCCCATTGCTAGGCAATCTGCCATGCCGGGCGAATCAATGTCATGCTTAGCTTTCATTTCTTGCTTGGTCATGAGTTGGATTTTACCTGCACCGTTTGGCTTTGTAGGTATTTGACACACTTCAGAGCGTAATTTGTCAAGCAATTTTATCTTAGAACTGATTGAAATGATAGTATCGGGGTCAATATACTTGCCCTTCACAACTGCTAAGTATGTGTTATGAAAACGATTTGCTAGTTTCATATAGAATTGTGTACGTTTATTAGCGAATGAATCAGCGTTAGTTTTAGGCTTATCTTTGCTACCTAATGACTTTAATCCATCATATAAAGCTTTCGGGTCGTCTGGTGAGTGAGAGCCTTTATACATACGGAGCTCACACTTAATCCCTTTGAATGATTCGCCTATCTGTCTGCGTAGTAGTGCGCCCATCCCGTCACCATCCCAAACGAATAGGTCAGCGTTCTCTCTGATAGCCATTGCTGTGGCATCGTCACATGCGTCGTTACCGTCCTTTGCCTCTATTTCTCCAATATCGGTATAATGTATGCCCTTTCTTGTAGCGTAACCTTTTGAATCTGGCCCTGTGTCTGCCGGGTCGAATGTGAGTATAGTTGCACCCGTTGGGGTTATGCCTAGCTTTTCATGTGCGTCAATGGCTGCGTCGAACCATGCTTTTTTGATGATTGCTTTTGGTACAAACTCATCGTACTCGCCGCCCCAAGTGTGGTCGTATTCGTCTTCGCTTAGGTTTTCTTTATCATCTAATCGCTCTTGTTCTAATTCAGGTGGGAACCACGGGTTATCTTGATAGTTTAGTTCAACCACCATTATCATCTCGTCTTCGTATCGTCCTGACCGGGCTAGCTCTGCCTCTGCTCTCTTGAGGTACTTCTTTGCTATAGCATCTTGACGTGAGCCGCGATTCATTGTTATCCATATCTCGGGAGGGTCTTCACCTTCTAAGTTATCGGCGGCGGTGCTACGAATAGAGGGAGTCAATACCTTGAGTGATTTATCAGATACGCTCTCGCCTTCTTCTATCCAAAGCTTGTTAACACCTTGTAATGATTTGAGAGAAGTTATGTTTCTTGCTAAGCCTTTATAGAATATCTCGCCGCCTGAGTGAGTCCGTATCTCCTTCGCCATCTTCTCGAAGCCTTCAACGCCTAACCTATCTATCTCAGAGCATAGGTTCTCATGCACTGAATCGTCAATAGAGTTCTGAAACTCACGGGTTGCACATATCCTTTGGCCCTGGTCAGCATATACAATCATTGCATCGGCGACACCTGTACTCTTTGCGCTCCCTCGACTACCTACCGCTATCTTAATACGCTTAGGCTTTGACATCAGCCAGGCGATGCCTTCTGTTATATGTAGCTCTATGTCAGCCATAAGGTGTTTATGAT